ATCGACGCCGAGAAGCCAGAGCACTCTGATGCTCTGCGTGCGTGGATTGGCAAGCACCTGCCCGCCTTCAACCACGTCGATCAAGAGGCTGACGATGGCATGGCGCAAGCGAACTACGCTGCCATGAACCTTAATGCGTCTGACATTCAGACCAGCATCATAGTCTCACGGGACAAGGACCTTCGCATGGTCCCCGGCCTGCACTGGGACTTCAAGGAAGAACGGATCGTGACGATCATCGACCGCTTCGGCTACATCGAGATCGACGAGAGCGGAAGCCAGAAGAAGCTCGTCGGCTACGGCACCAAGTTCTTTTGGGCGCAGTTGCTGATGGGTGACGGCACCGACAACATCAAGGGCCTGCCGCACATGACCACGCGCTTCTGGTTCGATGACATGGGCCACGAAACGGCGGCATGGGTGAAGCTGTGTGACCGCTACCGCACGGCTAAGACCAACGCCGACAAGGAGCGGCACGGCATCGCGCTTTCGACTGCCGGGCAGAAGCTCAGGCCGGTCGGTCCCGTGGCAGCGTGCGACATCTTAAAGCACTGCGAGAGCAACCGCGACTGCTACCACCGGATCAAGGGCCTTTACCTTGAACTGGATCACAACGCGAACTACGAGTTCATCAACCATCATACGCAGGAGCCGTGCACCGCAACGCAGGCTCTGTTCGGCGACATGCAGACGCTCTGGATGCGCCGGTCGAAGGACCCAATGGACGTGCTCGCGTGGCTCAAGGAAGAAGGTGTGCTATGAGCGAGACACCGTGGACAGTTGTGACCTGTGGAGCGTGCAAGCACCACAGCAAGAACAGCTTCGAGTGCGTTCGCGACAAGGTGCCGAAGATGCGCTACGATTGGTGCGGAACAGGAGAGAAGAAGAATGAAAGTAAGACCCAAGGACCTAGCTAAAGTCCGAGGGGCGATCCTACAGGCACAGGGGTATCAATGCCCCTTGTGTCTGTCGCCGCTCCGAGTGACGGGGACGAAGAAGAGGCCCGTGGTGGATCACAACCACACCACCGGCTATATTCGCATGGTGCTGTGCGTGAACTGCAACGGCAAGGAAGGCAAGGTGTTCAACGCCGCCCGCGCTGCCGCAGGCAAGGGGAACGATCCGATGGACTGGCTCCACCGGATGCTGGCCTACCACGACAACCACAAGCACCCGCACTGGGGGAACGCTACCCGCAAGGGATTGATCTACCCCACGTTCAAGTCGAAGGATGAGAAGCGCCTTGCGGCACTGGCCAAGGCCAAGCGCAAGAGACAAGCAACGAAACTGCTGTTGGAGAGCTTTAATGACGACCCTTGATAAGCAACTCGCTTGGGAACACGACATGGTGTACCGAGGCATCACTCGGTATCGCGATCAACAGAAGGAAGCCGTGGCCGGCGACCGAGCGCACGAGACTAGCGCCGGGAGCCGCCTGCTAAAGAGCTACGTGCTGCAGATCAGCGCCCACATCAAAGCGTACCTCGCTGGGGAACTTCCCGGTCGCAGGCGGAAGCCCGAGCACAAGCTGATGCTGGGCGTAAGCCCGGATGCCATCGCGATGTTCACTCTCCGCGCAGTGATCGGCAGCATGTTCGTCGGAGACACCCGCCGACCTTCAGCAGTTGTGTCCGTCGCTAACACGATAGGCCAGAAGATCGAAGATGAGTTGCGGTTCGCGGAGTTCAGCATCGAGCACCAAGAATACTACGACACCGTCATGCGGACCTACAAGGCGCGGCACACCGCGAACTACCGCTACATGCACGCCAGCCTAAGCCAGCTTGCTAAGAACAAAGGCATGGAGTGGCGGGCGTGGACTATTGAAGAGAAGATGCTCGTAGGGACGCTCGCTATTGCCTTGATGATGGAGAGTTGCGACCTCACAGAGATCAAGAGAGCACGCTCTCGTCTCAAAGGACAGTTCACGACCCGTGCGGACGTGGTCGCCACGCAGGAGTGCTTGGACTGGATCGCATCACACGACAGCTTCACCGAACTGACGCACCCGGACAGGATGCCGTGCTTGATGGAGCCGGCTCCGTGGACCTCGCCCTTCGACGGTGGCTTTTGGTCCGCCCGTATGCGGCACAACACCCCGCTAATTAAACGTGTACAAACGTCAGCCGGGACACGCGCCTCTAAGGTCGCGCAGGCTATAATGCCTCGCGTGCTTCGTGCTGTGAATGGACTACAGGACACCCCCTGGCGGGTGAATACCGCGATCCACGACACGCTCAAGCTGGTGTTCAAGAACGATCTTGAGATCGGATTGCCTCGCAGCACTCCGTATGTGTTCCCCGTTTGTCCCCTAAGCGCCGACCTCAAAGTTGCGGAGCTTCCAGTGGACAGTCCGATACACCAGCGGTTCAACGAGTGGCGCTGTGCCACGGCGGAACTGCACACCATGGAGAGCGTGCGCAAGAGCAAGAACCGCGCCGTGATCCGCACCCTGCGACTAGCACAGGAGATGAGACAGCATGAAGAGTTCTATTATGTCTACCAGTGTGACTTCCGGGGGCGCATTTATTGCGCTACAACGGGACTATCGCCGCAAGGCACTGACCCAGCTAAGGCGCTGCTTAAATTCGGCAGAAGTGTGCCGCTCGGAGTGCGCGGTTTGTTCTGGCTTAAAGTTCACGGAGCCAACAAGTACGGCTACGACAAAGTCAGCTACACCGACCGCGTGAAGTGGGTAGACCAGCACCACGAGTGGTGGATGGCAATAGCAGCGAACCCCATAGAGCACAGCAACGCATGGAAAGACGCAGACAAGCCGTGGCAGTTCCTCGCATTCGTGTTTGAGTACGCTGCGGCCATGGAGTACGGCGAGGGTTATCGTTCTTCCCTTCCGGTAGCCCTCGACGGCTCCTGCAACGGCCTGCAACACTTCAGCGCCATGCTCCGCGATCCCGTGGGCGGCGCTGCCGTGAACCTCGTGCCGGCAGACACCCCGCACGACATCTATCAGCAGGTCGCGGACGTGGCAACGCAGAAGCTACGCACGTTGACTACCCAGCCGGGCGATAACGCAGGTGCGCACAACTGGCTGCGCCTCTGGGGCGAGGATGGGATGCCGCGTAAGCTGAGCAAGCGCCCAGTCATGACCCTGCCCTACGGCAGCACGCCGAACGCCTGCACGTCCGCGATCTTCCAATGGATACAAGACGAGCACCCGAAGTTCTTCCCCGATAACACGGATTTCAGGCACGCATTGTATCTCTCACCGATACTTTGGGCATCCATCTCGCAGGTAGTTGTAGCTGCACGTACCGCGATGGACTGGATACAACGACAGACCACGCAGATCACGAAGCACGCCTGCCCACTTGAGTACAACACTGCACTAGGCTTCCCAGTGTATCAAGCTGCGAAGAAGATGGCCAGCGTGCGCATCCGAACCCAGATAGGAGGCAATCTCCTAGTCACTTATGTAGAACCTACACCAGAATTAGACCGCCGCAAGCAGAGGCAAGGCTCTTCGCCGAACCTCATTCATTCAGTAGACGCCACTCACCTTATGATGGTGGTGAACGCTGGCCTCGACACCGACATCGACTGCTTTGCTATGATCCATGACGACTTCGGGGTCCACGCTGCCCATATAGACCGTTGGCAAGAGTTAATACGACAAACCTTCGTGAAACTACACGAACCCGCAGACATTCTCCCGAATTTCAAGGCCGCGCACGAGCTATCTGCGCGGGCCGAACTGGAGCCTCTGCCACCCCTCCAAACCCTTGATTTACATGACGTTTTGACCTCTCCGTACTTCTTCGGATAGCTTAGAGTTCCCCTACTGAAGAACTAAAGAACGGATAAGACATGAGTTATACCCAACTTCCAAGAGAGCGACTGATACAAATCGCCTCGGAGTTCGTTGGGCTTGGTGATCCAATCCCCCAAGAGATCGTGGCCCACTTAGGTCCCGAGATCATCCTCTTAATAGAGAACCCCGGAGCACAACATGGGACTAACGGAGAGAACAGCAACTTGGATAGCCCCCGCTCTAAGGGATCAGTTGATCCAAGCCTTGAAACCAATTGACATACACAAGCCGGGAGTGCCGGCCCATGAAGTCTTCATCAATGTAGGCTATCAGAAAGCACAGCACGACTTCCGCAACATCTTGTTGCACACAACCCCTATCCGGTTAGAAGAATGATCCGGCCCGCAACACTTGAGGACATGACTAACATCATCGCCTTGATCCACACGTTCAACGACAAGTATTTCGGCATCCCTGTCAATCTCAAGAAGACTATGGAAATGGTCGCTTGGATTATTGAGGATGGCGTAGGCTTACTCAGCGACCGTGGCTTCATAGGCGGTGTGTATGTCAACGACCTCATCCGAGACTGGACTATCCTGCAAGAGTTGGGATGGTACAGCGAAGACAAGAGTGGCATCAAGCTACTCGACGCATTCATTCAGGCAGGCCGCGACCACGGCGTAGACGAGGTCCGTGTCTGTACACTTGAAACAAGCTCCGCAATCGCAGGCCGTATCCTCCAAAGGAAGGGGTTCGCCCCGCTGGAAACGAGCTACAGATTGATAACAGGAGCAAAGCAATGCCCGCAATCACCACCCTCGTCGCCATCGCTGGCGTAGCCGCCTCAGTAGGCGGTGTTATGCAAGCGCAGTCGGCGGCGTCGGCTCAGGCTGCAGCAGCAAAGAAGCAGGCCGATCAGGCCAAGGCTGCTCTGCAGGCCAAGAAGCCGTCCGAAGAGACGGAAGCGAAGATCAAGCTAGTCCAGAAGGACAAGGACCTCAAGCGCGGCAAGGGCTCAAAAGCCAAGCGCGACAGAGACGCGGCATCTGCCGGTGGTCTCCCCGGTCAATCCGCGAGTGCGGTAGGAGGGCTGTAAGATGCAGCCGGTCCATGACGGAGTTCTGTCCAATCTCTGGTCAGAGATGGAGGGCGAGAAGGGCGATATAGTCCTGCGCTCAGAGCAATACGGTATGTGGACAATCCCCTCGCTCACTATGGATGTGAACGAACAGCAAGAACACGAGACAGACAAGGGTCACGTTGTGGCCGGCGCTCGCCTCGTGAACCACCTTAGCAACCGTATCGCAGACACGATGTTTCCGCACGACCGCCCCTTCTTCACGCTCAAGCTGACGCCAGAGGCGCGCATGAACTTGGAGAAAGAGATGGGCGAAGACGACGCTGGCGAGTTCGCCAGAGTTGTCCGCACGTCCACCGCCAAGATCGAAGAGGTCGGGATGCGGTTGATGCAAATGACAGAGTATCGTCCCTCGGCGGTCATGGCGCTGAAGCACATGATCGTCACGGGGAACGCAGTCATGAAGAGAATGAAAAGCGGCAGGCGCATTGTCTACGGCGTTCGGAACTTCATGGTGCGACGTACTATCGACGGCGTCCTGCGTGAGTGTCTGCTCTTGGACACCAAGAAGTTTGGCAATCTCGACAAGGCCGTTCGCGACAAGATGCACGAGACACGTCCCGACTACAAGGACGATCAAGACATCGCGTTGTACAGCCATTACAAAGTGCAGGACAGTGGCCGCTGGGCATTCCAGCAGGCCGCAGACAACGTCATGCTCGACGGCAAGCGGTTCTACACCGCAACCGACCTGCCGATCCTCGACCTCACATGGTCGCTGGCTCGCGGGGAGAACTACGGTCGTGGTCTCGTTGAAGACAACGCGATTGCCTTCCACAATCTCGACGTGCTCACCGCAGCACTGATCGACTTGCTCGCGGCTATGGCCGACATCAAGTTTCTGGTCAGGCCGGGCAGCGTGCTCGACGTGGACTACCTGAACAAGAGCGCTCGTGGCACTTACCACACGGGCGAAGAGGGTGACATCACGGTGCCAGAGATCGGCAAGCGTGGTGAAGTCCAGATCATGATGGAAGCGATCAACACATGGGAGCGCCATCTAAGTCAGGCGTTCCTCCTGAACTCGGCCAGCACACGAGACGCCGAGCGAGTGACCGCAGAAGAAATCCGTCTGAATGCCCGTGAGTTAGAGAGCGCCTATGGTGGGCTGTACTCGAAGCTCGCTGCCAGTTGGCAACAGCGCGAGAGCGAGTGGGCGATCAAGCAGGTCAACGTCATGGCCGAACTCGGAAAAGAGATCGGCAAGATGTTCGAGGTCATTGTCGTCACTGGGCTAGAGAGCCTGTCCCGCGAGGGGCAGCTTGATGCACTGCGACTGGCGATTGCTGACTTGCAAATGCTACAGACCGTACCAGACGAGTTTCGTGCTTCAATTAATCCACTCCTGTTCGCGAGCTTTGTATTCACGAACCGGGGAGTGCGTCTTCAGGACTTCATGTACAGTCCGACAGAGATGGCACAGAACCAGAAAGCAGCGCAGCAGCAACAGCAGGCTGCAATGGATGGACAGGCCCAAGCGAACGTCAGCGAGGAAGCTGGCAAGCAGGCCGTCCAACAGTCATGAGAGAGAGAGATAAATGGCAGACCCAGTAGTTGAAGCAGAACCCGCTGCACCCGTTATACCGCAACAGCCTGCAGTCAAGCCCTCCGAGGGCGCAGCACTTGCGGCGCAGGGTGTACCGCCTGCCGCTGAGAATACCGGCGCGAACACGGCGCAGGGCAACACAGTACCGCCCGCGCCTACGAACGAACCCCCATTAGACGACGCGGCCAAGCTGGCAGCGGCGGAAGCACTTGTCGCAGAGACCAAGGCTACCAAAGAAAAGGAAGCCGAGGCAGCGCAAGCCGAGAAGGACCTTGAGCCCTTAGACGAGGGCGTTTGGGGCAGCACTGGGGACGATGTGGCGGACAGTGTCCTGACCACGTTACAGAACGCCGGGGTGACACCCGACGAAGCGAAGCTACTCCTATGGGACGCAGTTAAGGAAGGCGATCTGACAAAGGTTGACATTCCTGCGCTCAAGGAGAAGATCGGAGACGCTAAGGCCACGCTAGTCATGGCAGGCGTCACGAGTTTTGTTGAAAAGCAATCCACCCGCAACGCAGCGATCATTGAAGACATCAAGAACGTAAGCGGCGGGGACGAAAACTGGAAGTTGATGGCGGCATGGGGCAAGGATAATCTTCCCGAGGCCGACCTGACTGAGTATCGGACGATGATCGACAGGGGCGGGCCGCAAGCGCGGTACGCTGCTGGACAGATCGCCGCTGCTTACAACGCAGACCCCGGCAACACTACACTGGATACCGCTGGGGGAACTGCACCTGTCGTCGAAGGAGACGGCGGGGCGGGTCCGTCTGCCCGAGCCACTAGCCGCGCCGAGTACGTCGCGGAACTCGATGCCGCCCACTTGGGAAATCCCACGGAGGCAGCACTACAAGCAATCACCGCCGCACGACATAGAGGTCGAGCGCAAGGTATTTAACAAGGAGCCAACTTAAATGGCCAATCCTCCGATTGACAGTAGCCATCTCTCAGACATGGCATCTGCCGACATGATCGACCAGTACGGCGGAGTTGTGGACTCACAGTTCGCCAAGAAGTCTATCATGCGGAAATTCGTACCTGTTCGTCCCGTTCGTGGGACCGACACTCTCCTGAACCGGCGCGTCGGCAAGACCGATCTGCTGGCAATCACTCCGGGCGTTCGTCCCGAGGTCACGCAGACGAACTTTGGTTCGGCCAGCGTCACCGTTGACACCCTCATTCTGGCGCGCGACAACCGCTCGCAGTTGAATGAGTTCCAGACTGACTTCGCGGCTCGTAAAGAGTTGGCGATGGATCACGGCAAGGAGCTTGCCAAGTTCTTCGATGAGGCTTTCCTCATTCAAGGTATCTTGGGCGCTGCCCTGACTGCTCCGTCCGACCTGAACTCCGCTTTCGGTGGAGGCCACACGGTCGCACTGAGTGCGGCGTCCGATCAGTTGGACCCGACGCTTCTGTACGAGGCCATTGCCTCCCAGATCGTGTCAATGCAGCTTGACGACATGGACACGGACGAATGTGCCGTCTTCGTGAACCCGACGCAGCACGAAGTTCTCCTGAACAACGACAAGCTCGTCGATCAGGACTTCTCTGCCGACAACGGCCATTTCGCAACCGGCAAGTTCAAGGTTATCATGGGCGTTCCCGTGGTAATGACGAACCGGATGGCGACGGATGGCGCTGCAGTTACCCACTTGCTCTCGAATACAGCGAACAGCAACGCCTACGACCTGACCGCCGCCGAGGCGCAGGTTGCCGCACTGATCCTGCATCCGAAAGCCCTGCTGGCTGGTGAGACCATCCCGCTTTCGTCCGATGTCTTCTTCGACAAGGTCGAGCGCTCTTGGTTCATCGACAGCTTCCTCGCGTTCGGCGTTGCCAACAGGCTTCCCGGCGCTTGCGGTTCCGTTACTTGGATCACGTAAGTTAGCGAGTAGGAAGAGACACAGTTCTCTCCTGTGTATGGCCCTCGTCCGTACCGCCCAAGTGGCGGCGGGGCGGGGGCTTTTTTTCGTCACACTTATAGCAACAAGGAGCCAGCAAGTGGCCGTACTAACACAGCTAGAAGCTATCAACGCTATGCTCGCTTCACTGGGCATGACTGCCCTGACCGCTAACGACAGCGCGCACCCACGATACGTCCAAGCACTCGCGAAGTTAACTGAGGTTGACCGCGAACTGCAAAGCCAAGGATGGTGGTTCAACAAAACAGTCGTAACCCTTTTACAAGACGTTGGCGGCGAGGTTCCGTTTAGCAGCGATGTTATTCACTGCGACCCCACTGATGTCAACAAGCTCTACGTCATGCGCGAACTGAAGTTGTACGATCTAGTGAACGCCACCTTCACCATCGACGCAGACGTTGAAGTCAACATCGTCTATCAATTGCCATTCGTGGAACTCCCACCGCTGGCAAAGATACATCTGAAAGACCGCGCCCGACATGACTTCTATGTGGATCAAGACGGCAGCGAACCGAAACTCTCGAACTATGCGAAGCTCGCGGCCATGTCGTGGGTGAAGTTCAAGCAGGAGCACAACAAGAACCAAGACACGAACTTCTTCGTGGGTGGTCATGGCATGTGGTTCCGCCAGTCTTATCATCCGAACAACATCAATCGCGTGGTCGCACGCCAGTAGAGGAATGAAGCAATGACTTCAAAGACCGGATCATTAGGGACGGTGCTGCAGGGCGTGAGCCAGCAGCAGCCCCGAGTACGCCTGCATGGTCAGGTCTCGGAGCAAGTGAACATGCACAGCGACGTGGTGCGCGGATTGATTTCGCGCCCACCTGTTGTCGATGTTGCTACCCTCACGGGCTCTGCAACAGACCTGAAGTTCGATGACATCGAGATCGACGGGACGAAGTACCTAGTCGGCTGGCGCGACGGCATCCTGAAGGTATGGGACACTGCCGGCGTTGCTCAGACAGTGAACACGCAGGACATTCCTGTCACGCTCACCGCAGCGACCTTCACCACTACAACGTGGACCCTCAATCAGACCGGCGTATTCTCCGCGTACACGTGGGTCTCCGGGGACAAGATTTACATCACGGGCGGGACCGCAGTGGTCAAGGGCCTGTATGAAGTCGCCTCCCGAACGAGCGACGACGAGATCGTCCTAGTCGGTGACATCACCAGCGACGTGAGTTCTCCTACGGACGTGACCGCAGAAGATGCGGCAGTCGGATACATCGGCGACAACATGCAGTTTCATGTGTACGACGATACGATCTACTGCACGAACTCTGATGTCGTGGTCGCAGAGGATGCCGAGATCGACAGCCGGGACTACCTGCAAAATCAGTGCATGATCCAGTGCCTCGGCGGTAGCTTCGGCAGGGACATGACCATCGAACTCACTTACGATAGTGACAGTTCTTCGCACAAGGTGCTGCACAACATTCCCGACGTCGATCCCGACAAGGTCAACGGCGACTACATCATGGAGCAGTTGTATCTCGGCATCGAGACTGGCGGCGGCTCAGGCAACAACAACACGATCACCGGGACGGACAAAGCAACGACCGTGTACACCCGGTTCCGTAACGTGCTGTGGATTTACGACAACACCGAGACCTTCAAGGTGACGGTCACAGACGGTGACGATGGCAAGGTTCTTCGCTCGCACATCAACACGGCCAAGAAGGTCGAGGACCTCGTCCGGTTCGCCCCCGAGGGCGTGCTGGTGAAGGTGGACGGCGACGACGAAGAGAGCGCAGACGATTTCTGGATGCGCTTCGACGTGGAAGACAACTCGGTTGCAGGCACCGGCTTCGGCGACGAGGGGACGTGGCGCGAGAGCGTGAACGCCTTCGAGGCGCTAAGTCTTGACTTCGCAACCATGCCGCACATCCTGTACCTCTCTGCCGGCGAGTTCTTCTTCGAGCGCAACCTCTGGCAGAAACGCAGGACAGGCGACAGCGACAGCAACCCGCACCCCAGCTTTGTTGGGGAAACAATATCAGACATCGGAGGATTTCAATCTCGTATCATGCTTACGGCTGGCGCTAATGTAGTCGCCAGTCGAACAAACATCCCTTCGGACTTCTACCTCAAGTCTATTGTAGCGGACGCAGACAGTGATCCGCTTGACTTCGCCTCTACCACTGAGAGTGAAGTTGCCTTGAAATGGCAGGTGCCTTTCGACCGTGACATGCTTGTCATGTCCGAGAAGCACCAGTTCATTATTTCTGGCCTGACCGCGCTGACGCCTAAGAACGCAGCGATGGTATTGACTACAGACTTTGAGATGGCAGGGCAGGCTCGACCTTCTTCGACGGGACGAACGATTTTATTTCCGTACCAGATCGGGGTCCACGCAGGGCTGAAAGAGTTTTTCGCCTCCGACGAGATCGCGACCAATGGTGCGGACAACATCACCGAAACACTGTCCAAGTACATCGACGGCGACATCGACATCATCTCTACCTCCACGAACTTCAACACTGTGCTTGTCCACACGGACGGCGCGGCTGTACAGGACACCCTTTGGGTTTACAAGTACCTGTGGGAAGGCGTCGAGAAGAGACAGAGCAGCATGTCGAAGTGGACGTTCCCCCTCGACATCTTCTATATGTTCTGGGATAACGAGACCATCTTCCTCATTATGCGCGATGGCACCGACTACGTCCTCGGCAGCATGGACATGGACTACGCAACACATGCCGTGGGCTACACGCCTACGCTTGATCGGCAGTCCGACGAAACAGCAGACGCTTCGTTTCAGGTCTCGCTGGCCTTTGACGACGCCAGCTT